ATGTTTCTCCGCTTCGTCGTGAAGCGCCCCTAGTGCAATCGTGGCTAACTGGATCGCGACGGGCGGGGTTCCCCTTATGGAAGCAGCTTTGTTTATTTCCGAGGTCAGGTCTTCACGCAGCTTTGCTACGTCTACTTGTTTTGCAATGGCTAAAAGCACAATGGCGATCGCTGAAGCAGTGGATGCGATGATTTCGGCGTGCATTTGACTATGTTCGTGACTGATCATGGGAACCCCTTTCGTGATGAAAACTGATGTGCAAATCGAGTTTATCACGGCTGAGGTTTTCTCCTTTTCCAGCGTTTGCATCATGCGCTCTTCGATCCAACAAAAAAACGTCGTTCTTCAAATGAAAACGACATGAGCATCAAGGACGTCATCTATCGCGTCGTGCACGGCTATCCAGGTGGCGTCCCCGCTATGGCGGCTCGCATGGACATCAGCAAGCATGTCCTCCAGAACAAGGTCAACCCAAACAATTCCACGCACCATTCGACCGAAGAAGATCTGGAGAAAATCCAGATGTATGCGGATTCAGATGACATCGCGAAGGAATTCGCGAGCCAGCGCAACATGGTTTGCATCCACATAACCAAGCATCAAGGGGCGTCAGATAAAGAACTTTTCGACCTGATCATCAATATGGAGCGGGAAAAGACGGACTGGCTCAACTCCATCCAGAAAGCGCTGGCGGATGGTCTCATCGATCCGACGGAATTTAAGCGCATCAAGAAAGAATCCATGGAGCATCTTTCCGCAGTTGCCGAATTCACCAGCAGGATCGAATCGATCGTGCAGGAAAGGCGGCAGCAGCCGCGCAATGGCAAAAGGCAGCGCAAGGACAAATGAGCAAGTTGACCCCCTCTGCCATCCAGATCAATACCGTGATCAGGCGAGCGGCTCCCATATCGGATTCCGGCGAAGCTCGACTGATCATCGCAATCCTTGGCATGGCAGTGACCGACGCTGTGACCCCCTTCAAGCATCGCACGCCTCACCGTCATCTCGCGCTGCAGTTCTTCCGCGAAGGTAGATACCGGCTTTATTGCGACCTAGTCGAACTCGACGGCGATTGGGTTGGAAAATTGTTATTCGACTATGCCGGTATCGAATGCGGCGAGAGCGGAAAGCCATGCGCCTGAGCAAGCAGCAAGCATCGCCTCGACTGCGCCAGCTATTCGCGTTGGCCCATGCGATCAAGCAGCGCACGAACAAGAAGCCAGTGGCCAACGCCTGGTTCGCGAAAGCAAAGGCGATGCTGGAGTCTCGCGGAAAGTAGATGTCCAAAATTGACTTCAAGGCCATTGCCTCCGCCGCGCTGTCACGCGCGGATTCACTACTACGGCAGTGGCTGCCAAGTGGTAAGCGGGATGGGCATGAATACAAGGCTCTGAATCCTACCCGTGCCGATAGCAAGCTCGGCTCCTTCTCGATCAATCTCAATACCGGCGCCTGGGCTGACTTTGCCACCGGCGACCAGGGTGGGGATTTGGTTTCACTCTACGCGTTCCTGCATGGCCTCGATCAGGTGAAAGCCGCCACGGAAGTGGCCGAGCTTGTCGGAATCGACATCACCGATGACAAGCCCAAGGGCAAGAAAAAGCCGGAACTGAAAGTCTTAAAGACCCCCTGGAAACCTATCCTGCCGGCGCCAGCCGACGCTGGCCCTCCACCTGTTGCGCACTATGCGCGCGGCAAGCCGCAAGCCGTTTGGACCTATAACGACGCTGAGAAGCGAGTCAACGGGTATGTGTACCGGTTCGCCACTTCCGATGGCGGCAAGGAAACCCTCCCCGTCTGCTATTGCGAGCATGGAGAAACAGGGCAGCGCGAGTGGCGTTGGTTGTCTTTCCCGGAGCCGCGGCCGTTGTATGGCCTCAATCGCTTGGCTGCCCATCCGAATCTGCCAGTACTACTGGTCGAAGGCGAGAAATGCGCCGATGTGGCGGTCGATCTCCTCCCCGAGCTGGTGATCGTCTCCTGGCCTGGAGGCGGGAAGGCCGTCGATAAGGTCGATTGGTCGCCTCTCTATGGCCGCAATATCTTTGCCTGGCCGGACTGCGACGCGCAGCGCGAGAAACTCAGTAAGACACAAAAGGAACTGGGCATCGATCCGCTGACCCTGGCCCTGCTGCCCGAAGCGAAGCAGCCCGGCATGAAAGCGATGCTGGATGTAGGCGCGCAGCTGGTGGCCGCGGAAGCAAACACGAAATTCCGTATCGTCAATATTCCCTTCCCAGGGGAAAAACCTTCCGGATGGGATATCGCCGACGCAGTGGCGGAAGGCATGGATGCCGAGGCGCTCAAGGCTTTCATTCGAAGCCTGCGTAAGCCTGCGGAATCCGCAAAAAGCGATTCTACGCAACGACCGCTTCGCGATGAGGCAGGCGATGGAGCTGACTGGGATTCTTCCCGGTTGTTATGGAAGAAAGGCGACATTGTTCCCTGCCTGGCTAACGTGTTTGACATATTGCGCAATGACGAGGCCTGGAAGGGCGTCCTGGCCTACAACGCATTCTCCTACCAGGTCGTGAAGCTCAAGCCGCCACCCTACGCCGACGCGAAGATCGGCGAATGGGATGAGCAGGACGATGCGCAGACCACCATGTGGATCACTCGCAGATACAAGTTCGCGCCCTCATCGAAGCTCACCGCCGACGCTGCGGAAGCAATCGCGAAATTTCACAGCTTCAATCCCGTCCAGGACTACCTCAAGAGTTTGAAATGGGATGGTGTGTCACGGGTAGAGGAATGGCTTTCCGATTACCTAGGCATAGGAAAAACCGAGTATTCGATCCGTGTCGCCAAGTGGTTTTTGGTCGGCATGGTCGCACGTGCCATGAAGCCTGGCGTGAAGTTTGACTACTGCCTGGTGCTGGAAGGCGAGCAAGGCAAGCTCAAGTCCACTGCCCTGCGCGTCCTGGGTGGCGAATGGTTTGGTGATACGGACCTGGACCTGAATAACAAGGACAGCATGAGCGCGATTCGCGGCAAATGGCTGTATGAATTTGCCGAGCTGGGCTCGCTGGCCAAGTCTGAAGCAACCCGGCAGAAATCCTTTCTGTCCCGCCAGGTGGATGAATTCCGTCCTGTATATGGCCGACGAGAAATCCGCAGCCCACGGCAATCTGTTTTCGGTGGAACCACCAATGAATGGGAGTGGAACCGCGATCCCACGGGCGGCCGTCGCTTTTGGTCTGTGAAGTGCGATGCGGAAGTGGATTACCAGGGCCTGGCCCAGGCGCGCGATCAACTCTTCGCGGAAGCATACGCGCTTTTTATTGCCGGTGAACGGTTCTGGCCCACTGGCGAAGAACAACGAAGCATCTTCGACCCCGAACAGCTCAAGCGCACTGTCGCTGATACCTACGTCGACATGCTGCATGACTGGGTGGAAAAGCAATACCGCGAATTCTCAATGGCGGAGGCGGCGCTGGATTGCCTGAAGCTCGACGCATCCAAACTCACCCGCGATGTGCAAACCCGGATCGGCAGCGCTTTGCGCCAGCTCGGCTGCACTCGCTTTGAAAAACGCACAAATATCATCCGGCACTGGTACAAGCCTCCCGAAAGAAATGGGGCAACGTCGACGGCTGGAGATGCTGAAGGAGGGAACCGTGAAGAGATTCCTTTCTGATTCCGAGACAGAGGTATGGAAGGTATGGAACAGGTATGGAACCCTGGAACCCGCATGGGCAGGGATTCTTCCATACCTTCCATACGTTCCATACCTTTTTTCTCATGCACACACGCACATGCGTGTACGCGCGCGCACGCGCATGCACACACATCATTTTCAGTATGGAAGGTATGGAAGTATGGAAGAGTCAACACGGATAAGGGTTTCCGCCTTCCACACCTTCAAACTAGGTATGGAGCAGGTATGGAACCGATAGAAAAAATTGATGTTTCAACGGTCACGCGGGAGCAAGTGAGGGAATCGTTTCCCGAATGCGTCACCTTTGCCGATGAAATGCGGGAGTTGTTCGGCCCTGGAGTGAAAGTGACATACATGGCGGAAAACGGCAGGGAAGTAGGAACACCAAGCCCTAAGCAGATTGAGGTCCCCAGCCCGCCGCGGTTGACTACTTCGGTACCGGCAAACATGAGGTGGCGGAAATGACTGAAAGAAGTTATGCCCTCCCGGCGTGCTATTACCGCGATCCCGCTGAAACGCTGGAGCAACTGGAGCTGGATAGCCTGGGCTGCAGGCTCTGCACCCAGCACGTGGTCTTTCTCGGCCGCTCCCTTTGCACCCATGAAAAGAACGAAAAGCAGGAAGGCGTGCCGCGGATCGGGCATCGGTGCAAATGGTTTGATGGGAGGAGATAGCCCATGTGCGACAGGATATACAAAGCAGTCTCGGAAAACTTCGTAAGGCAAATGCGCAACTGGGCACTTACCACCGCCGGTGTAGTACCCATGTCGTACGCCATGAGCTCGTGTTATGGGATTTCCGCTGGAGATACCTATGGAGAATCCGGTGAGCCCGTATTGCTCGGTGAAGCGGAAGACGTCAATGTCGCTCTCGCAAAACTCCCATTGCGATATCGTACGGCTGTCATGATGTTCTGGCAGTACGAGGGGCGACCGTTAGCGTGGTTTGCAAGGAGATGCGGCGACGGGGTGGACTGGCGCACCTTCGAAAAGCGCATGATGCATGGCCATGGATTGCTGATAGCAGAGATAGCCCGAAATCATGAGAAGGTAGAGCTTTACCGAGAGGCAGTTCGAAAAATTCAGACGGCTTGACTTTCCTTTTTTGTCGGTTTATCCTCCCGCTTGTAAGAGTTTCAGAAGTCTGTCCAAAGCAAGCCAGCCATCCGAGCTGGCTTTTTTATTGCCTATCGCCGCCGCCCCGAAGCCCCTGATCAGGAAACTGCCAGGGGCTTTTCTTTTGCCAGAGGAAACGATGAAAAAACTCCTGCTCGTGATTGCAGTCGCCGTCCTGTTGCCCGCTCTCTCGTTCGCCGGCGGCTCCAGCCAGTACCTGGCGCAAGGCCTACTGGGATACATGTTCCAGAATCCCGGCAGCCCGATATCGAAACCTACCACGGTCTATGTGGCCCTCTGCACCAATACGGTCACCAGCACGACGGCTTGCACTGAACCATCCGGCAACGGTTACGCCCGGGTTTCGGTGACCAATAACACGACGAACTGGGTTATCACCGGCAACACGATAGCGAATGGCGCGACCATAACGTTTCCCGCCGCGACAGGTTCATGGGGCACCATCACCTATTTCCAGATCTTCGACGCCTCGACGGCCGGGAACCCGCTGTGGTATGGCGCACTGAGCGCTTCGCAAACCATCAGCAGCGGGGCCACTCCCAGCTTTGCCGCCTCGGCCTTGAGCGTTCAACTGAACTGACCCATGGATTTCGAGGCAATCAAGGCTGAGGTTACGTCTCAGCCCCAGTACGCTGAGGCGTACGCCGCAAAAGATGTGAATGCCATCCAGGCTCTCTATAACTCGGTCACCGTCATCGGGGCCGTGAATATGGAGACCCTCGACGCATATCTCAAAAGCAACTACGTTTCGCCATCCGATACCGTACCGGCATTCTGGTCCATCAAAGCAGCGGCAGCAGGAACAGAGCAACCCCAGGCAGCGCTAGCGCAAATGGTGCTGGACCTTTTCACTTCCCGGCTGGGTGCGCTGGATTTCTCGATTCCTTCGGCAGCTCAAGCGCTCGACAACTGTGTAGCGGCCGGCGTGCTGTCCGCTCAGAACAAAACCGAGCTTCTTGCCATGGCGACGAAGCCGCGGAATGCTTCAATCGAAGATCTGGCGTTCGCTCTTTACGATTCCGACGGGACACCGAAATAATGGCATTGACCAAGGCATCAGGCACGATCCTCGCCAGCACATCGGTATCCGCTGGTAGCACCAATAACGGCTCCTCCGTCGATCTAACGGCAATCTATGGCGGGGAATTCCTTTGGAAGATCACCAATGGGGGATCGGCTCCTACTAGCCCGCCGACGATGAAAATCCAGGTATCGCCAGATGGGACAAACTGGTATGACAAATACTCCATTTCCGGGGATACCACGGCCAGCAGCGTGAATAGCGGCTCCTATCCGTGCCCGCTGGGCGTAATGTATGCCCGAACGGTCTGCACTGGTGGTGCCACGAACGGTTCCACCTTTGAATGCCTCATGGAGCAGGTAACGGCTGTATAGCATGGGACTGATAGCTTCCCGAGCCGTTCTTACGTCTCAGCCTCAATACCCGGCAACAATAGAAAGCAGCCTGCCAGCGCTCGACGGCGTCACGGCCTCCATCATCGCGTATGGACCTGCCAATAACTGGAGGAAGAATCATGGGTCGCTGATAGCGAGCCCGGCATTTGGCAGCACCATCGTATCTGGCGCCACGCCGGCGGGGTCGGCTCTCACCTTCAATGGAACGAACGCTTACCTGGATTATGGGTTTGCAAACGTCCCCGCTTCCGAATTTACATTATTGTGGGGCGGCGTTTTTGATGCAAATAACAGCCCAAATGGTTTCATAGATTGCACGAATAATGGCATATCGGGTTGGAACATCTACATGGATGGTTCCAGCGGTATGTACTTCAACAACAGCTCATACCCGACAGGAAACCCGACCACAGGATGGACGGTAGGTAAATTTTGGCACGGAGCCCTCAGAAACAAGGGCGGGGTAAGCGCGGACTGGTTCAGGAACGGGGTAAAGGTGGCCAGCGGGATAGGGGTGAGTCCTGCTGCTCCCACCCTTCCTCTCTGGGTTGGAAGGCTTAAGGTCGGCGGAGCTCCTTACCTCAAGGGGAGGTTTGCCTATTTTTACCTGCTCAACAAGTTCCTGGATGACGCGACCATTATCGCGATCCATGCCAATCCATGGCTGCTTTTCAGCGCTGAGGAAGAACTCATACTGGTGAGCTCAGGGGGCGGTGGAGTATCTCTATCATCCAGTGCTGCCGCGAACGTCACGGGATCAGGTGCATTATCCGTTGCTGTTCCCGTAGCAGGCGCATCGGCAGCAATCGCAACCGGACAAGGAACGCTGGGCATCGCGCTGCCCCTCTCAGGCGCGAGCACTTCTGTGGTGACTGGTGCTGCCACGCTCAATGCTACTCAAGCGCTGGCAGGCTCAGGCCTAGCAGGCGCGACAGGACAAGGTACGCTGGGCATAGCCCAGGCACTAACAGGATCGGGCGCGCCGTCGGTTGCGGGTGCAGGCACGCTCAGCCTTTCCATATCGCTCAACAGCGCAGCGCTGGCCAATGTGCTTGGCGCAGGAACGCTGAACGGTTCGGTTGCCCTGGCAGGAGCAGCTGCAGCAGACGTATCGGGGCAAGGTACGGTATCCCTATCGCTTGCTCTGTCATCGACAGCGATCGCGAATGCCATCGGTAGCGCGAACCTGGGTGTGAACGGCGCACTCCAGGGCGCGGGCGTTGCATCGGTAACTGCATCCGCTACGCTTAACCAGGCGATTCCACTCCAGGGCGCATCGCTCACTGCGACGAGCGCAAGTGGCACGCTGACGCAAATCGTGCCTATAGGTGCAAGTGCGGTTTCCCTGGTATCTGGGCAGGCAGCGTTAATCCTGAACGTGAGCATGGCGGCTGACGCACTGGCCCAGGCGCTTGCGGTGGGCAATATGACGCTGCGAGTTGCGTTAAGCGCGGCTGCCGTGGCAAACGTAGTTGCAACAGCATCCTTCCCGCACTTGCCGACCCCGGCATGGCGCACGGTCACCATATCGAGTGAAAAACGCACCTGGTATATCGAGGACGAGGACAGGACTTTGAGGATGAGCGCGTGACGGGATTTCAGACAGACAGCCAAGGCAGCTGGATAGAGAAAAGCCCGGAAGGTGTGCTCGACTATATGGTCGACTGGAACGCTAATGGTTGGCTGGGAGAGGATACGCTAGTCACGGTGACATGGCTCGTTGATTCCGGACTCACAATCGTCACTCAGGCCAGCGCGGCTACCACGGCATCGATCTGGCTATCGGGCGGCGTACTCGGCGTCACGTACTGGGTGAAATGCACCGTTACCACTGCTGCAGGCCGAACCGAGGCGCGCAGTTTCAGGCTCGTCATTGTACGGCGTTGAGTGCAGACGTCTGCATGAATGGTCATCCCGTCCGCGGCCGAGCGGAGCGAAGAGGTAAAAGGTACTTCCCGGGCAGCCCGTACTGCGGTACGCAAGAGCGCGAAATTTGCGCAGATGTTTCGGGTCCCATGACTTCCTTCCTTTGACTCAGCAATGGCGAAGATAGTCAACAAGCGTGATCTTTCAGAGATCATCGGTATATCGGAGCGGGCCCTAACCGACTGGCAACGGGAAGGTTTGCCGGTGGTATACAGCGGTGAGCGCGGCGAGTCGAATCAATACGACACCGAGCAGGTGATTGCCTGGATGATCGCCCGCGAGCTGGCGAAGATCCAGGTGGAGTCCCAGAAGGATCGACTATCCCGCCTGCAGGGCGACAAGGTCGAGCTGGAGATCGCAGAGAAGCGTGGGCAGTTGATACCGGTGGACCAGATAGAGCCCGCGTGGGCCGCGATGGTGGCATCTGCTCGATCGTACCTGCGGTCGCAGCCCGATCGCCTGGCTCACCTGCTTGAGGTAACGGACGGGGTTGATGCCAAGCGGGATCTGCTGATGGAAGCATTTGATGACGCACTGCGAAAACTCTCGGAATATGAACCCGCTGAAAGCGATGCTGAAACGGGTTGCGCGGAAATTTGCTCCGCCACCGAAGATGACGGTGGCGCAGTGGGCGGAAAAATACCGGTACATTTCGGCTGAGAATAGCGCGCTGCCTGGCAAGTACAGCCTGGCGATCACGCCCTATTTGCGCGGCATTCTCGAGTGCATCAACGATCGCGCCGTGCGGAAAGTGGTATGCCAGAAATCGGCGCAGGTGGGTTGGACCGATGGAGTAATCAATAACTATATTGGCTACACCATCCATATCGCTCCGGCACCCGTAATCGTAATGTTTCCGCGGGACCAGAATGCGAAGGACTACAACGTTGAAAAATTCAATCCAATGGTTGAGGCAACGCCTGTTCTATCGGACCTGGTAGAAACGAAAACGCGCACGGCGGATAACACTCAAAACCGGAAAAAATTCCCAGGTGGTTTTCTCAAGTTCATAGGATCGAACAGCACTGGTGGCGTCAAATCGACGCCGGCCAAGATCATGATCGTCGAGGAACCTGACGATTGCAACCTGAACATCAAGGGACAGGGGGATTCGATCAAGCTCCTCGAGGAGCGCGGCAAAACGTACCACGACCGTAAGGTCATAGCAGGCGGCACGCCTAGCATCAAGGGCGTGTCCAGCATCGTCGCCGAGATGCAGGAAAGCGACCAGCGGAAAAACTATGTGCCCTGCCATGAGTGTGGCGAATCGCATGTGCTCGACTGGGAAAACGTGCATTGGCATAGCGATGAGGCGCGCAGCCATCCCATATTCGGCCATGCCTTGCCGGAAACAGCCTATTACGCCTGTCCGCACTGCGGCACATTATGGAACGATGCGCAAAAAAACCGTGCAGTGCGTCAGGGAGAATGGCGTGCCACCGCCGAGTTTCGGGGGGTTGCAGGCTTTTATCTGAACGAGCTCTATAGCCCTTTTGCTGAAAGTCGCTTGAGCCGGCTGGTAGAGAAGTACCTGGCGGCGAAATTCGAAGCGGACCGCGGCGATATCGGCGCGTTGATCACCTTCTGGAATTCATCCCTCGGGCTAAGCTGGGAGTACCAGAGTGATCTGCCGACCGAGGATGTGCTCAAGGATCGCGCGGAGGATTACGAGGAATTTACCGTCCCCTGGGGTGGGCTGGTTCTCACCGCCGGAGTGGATGTGCAGCATGATCGTTTGGCTGTAATCATCCGGGCTTGGGGTCGCGGCGAGGAAAGCTGGCTTGTCTACTGGGGCGAGATCCACGGCGATACCAGGGTGCCAGAAAAGGGAGCGTGGGTAGATATGGATGCGTTGCTCACACGCGATTTTGCTCACGCGGGTGGAATCAAGCTGGCAATTCGCGCCGTGAGCATTGACTCGTCGGATGGCGTAACGTCGGATGCGGTATATACCTACGTGCGCCGACGGCTGAATAAAGGCTACCTGGCAATAAAGGGCGCCTCCAACGACGACGGGCGCGAGATATTCGCGCCGCCTAAACCGTCGATTGATACTGGCCGGCAGCATAAGCATACCAAGCATGGCCTGAAGCCCTACATCGTTGGCACCTCACGTGCCAAGGACCTATTGCTGGAAGGCAGGCTGCAGCTGACGGGCGGGGGGCCAGGCCGTTTGCACTGGTACCGCACAGTGCGGCCGGACTATTGGGAGCAGCTTACGAGCGAGGTCAAGATCCCGCATCGCACCATCCGGAATAAAAAGGTCTGGGCGCCGAAGTCCGGAGTACGAAACGAGGTGTTGGACGCAGAGGTATATTGCCTGCACGCGGCACGTTCTTTGAAATTGAATTTGTATAAAGAGTCACGATGGCTGGATCTCGAGCAAAAGGTCCGGCAGGCAGAGATTTTTATTGGTGAGTCCGCGACGCAAACTGCCGCGTTGCAGCCCGCTGTGCAGACGTCTGCACAACCTAAACCCGCTATTCAACCGAAGCCAGCGCCGTTCAATCCCGCCCGGCAAGGTTTTAGCGCATCCCGTTGGTGACCATGAATATATTTAGCACGTTGCAGCAAGGCGACTCTGCGAGCTGGGACGATTCGCCATTCACTGACGCGCAGGGCGTGCGTTATGACAGCAGCGCCTATGATCTCGTCTATGAGTTGCGCGGCCCGGCAAAACTCACTCTCAACGCAACCGCAAATGGATCGGGCTGGACCACCACCCTGAGTACCGCGCAGAGCTCGGGACTGCTTCCGGGAATCTATGCCTTCGCGGCATACGTCAAGGCGCAAGCCGTGCGGGTGACCGCGGCCCAGGGCACTTTAACCATCACTCCTGACTTGTCGCTGGCCACTGTTGGTTATGACTCGCGCAGCGTGGCGGAAAAGGCGCTGGCGGACGCGGAGGCTGCACTCGCGAACCTGACAGCCAGTGGCAAAAAGATGAAACAGTACTCAATAGGGTCGCGTGCTGCGACGTATTACACCGCGGCTGAGCTTATCAGCGCTATCCAATATTGGAGAATCCGCGTGCGCAACGAACGCCATGCCAGAGCTATAGCGAATGGCATGGGAAATCCATCCAACCTGCTTACTAGATTTCGATGAGTGAGCCTTGGTATGACGAGAAGAGGGTTGCCGTGAGCGGTTCGGTTGTGCTGGCGAAATGGAACCGGGAACGGGCTGCGGCTAAAGCCGCATCAGCCAAACCTCAGCGTTCATATGCCGGCGCGCAGTTCAACCGGTTAACCTCGGACTGGACCGCACTAAACACTTCCGCCGATTCTGAGATTTTGACGAGCCTCAGGGCATTGCGCGCGCGTTCTCGCCAGATGGTGCGAGACAATGGCCACGCAAAAAACGCTGTGCGCATCGTGCAGAACAACGTCGTCGGCAACGGGATCGGGCTGCAGGCGCAAGTATCGAACTCCCGTGGCAAACTGCAAGAGGATGTAAACAGCCGCATCGAGGAATCTTGGGCAAAATGGATTAAAGCGGATACCTGTCATGTAGCCGGCAAACTCGGCATGACGGATATTCTCCGGCTTGTCATGGGACAGGAGGTGGAGGCCGGCGAGATTCTGATACGCAAGATCAGGCAACCATTTGGCAGCGGGAATATCCCTTTCGCGCTCGAGATAATCGAAGCGGATCGCCTCATGGATCAGTATCAAAACGTCAATTCGCCGAACGGAAACGTTATCCGCATGGGCGTGGAACAGAATCAATGGGGCAGGCCAGTGGCGTACTGGATGCATCCGACTCATCCAGGCGATTACACGTTTGCTTCGTTCGTACCCGAAAAGTTCGTGAGGGTTCCTGCCGAAGACATCATCCACCCCTTCATCATCGATAGATGGCCGCAAAATCGGGGAGTGCCCTGGTTCCATGCCGTGCTGAAAAAGCTCCGCGACATGAGCGGATATACGGAGGCAGAAATTGTCGCGGCTCGAGCGTCGGCAAATATCGTTGGCCTAATTACCACTCCGGAAGATGGTCCAGGTGACGCGATAGTGAATGAGCAGCGAACCATCGATGTCGAGCCAGGTACTTTCAAACAGTTGCTGCCGGGCGAGGATCTCAAGGCTTTCATCCCCAGCCGCCCAAACGCGGCGCTTGAACCATTCATGCGCTACATGTTGCGGGAAATGGCAGCAGGTATCGGCGTTAGCTACGAGTCTCTTTCGCGCGATTATTCGCAGTCCAATTATTCCAGCTCGAGGCTGTCTCTCCTGGATGACCGTGACTTGTGGCGGGTGCTGCAAGGCTGGCTGATTCGTGGCGTATTGATGAATATTTATTGCGAATGGCTCGAAGCAGCCGTTCTCTGCGGTGAACTCAGCTTTCCCGACTATTCATTGAATAGGGAAAAGTACCGCGCAGTGCGCTTCAAGCCGCGCGGCTGGGGCTGGATCGATCCAACCAAGGAAGTGACCGCATTCCAGAAAGCAGTGCGCAGCGGATTCATGACCGTGTCGGACGTGGTCTCGCAAACCGGTGGGGGTGCGGACGCGGAAGATACATTCAAGGCGAGGCGTCAGGAACTGGATCTGATGGATGAGTTGGACCTGACGTTCGACACGGATCCGGCAAAGGTCGATCTGCCGGGAGAAGTCCAGGCCGTTCCCGTTGATCCACCTGAGGGAGATCCTGAGGATGGCGATGCAGAAACAGAATAACCCGCTTCGGCGGGTTTTTTATTTGGAGTAACGAATGATCAAACATCGTCCCGAGAAGCTGGGTCCGCAGCGCAGATCGATAAACCGCGTCTTGGACGTCGACGGCCAACGCGTATTGGTCGACCAGGAAACTCGAACAGTTGACCTATCGTTCAGCTCAGAAGAGCCTGTCGAGATGTGGTATGGAACGGAGATCCTGAGCCATGCGAAAGGTGCCGTGCGTGTCGATGGCGTTCGCCAGGCCAACATGCCGCTACTGTTCAATCACAACCGGGACTATCTCCTGGGGATCGTGGAGAAAATAGAAATAAAAGGCGGCCGCGGCTTGGCAACGGTGCGATTCGGAAAAGACGAGCGCGGCGAATGGGCGATGAAACAGGCCGATGACGGCATCTTGTGCAATGTCTCCTTTATGTATCGGGTCTTCAAATTCGAAGAGGATACCGAAAAAGAAATTTATACGGCTACCGATTGGGAGCCTTACGAAATCTCGCTAGTCACTGTTCCCGCCGACGCCACCGTCGGCGTGGGACGGGATGCTGGCGATGAAGAACGGGACGTGATCATCGAGACTCGTTCCCAACCACAACCGGCAACCGCCGAAATTCAAAAGGAAACCACCATGTTTAAAAAGCATCATGTAGTGCAAGACGCGGCTGGCGACGGCACTGGCGGCGGCGCCGGTACTGTTGTTGACGCTGCCCGTGAACGCCAATCGGGCGCAGAAGCGGAGCGCCTTCGCATGCAGGAAATCGAGGCACTGTGCAAACATCACAAGATCGATGATTCGGTGCGACAGGGCCTCATACAAAAAGGGGCTACCGTCGAGATGGCGCGCGGTGCTGTGCTCGACATCCTGCAGGCTCGGAATGCGCAACAAGCTATCGACCTGGGCAATGACAATAACCCGGATATGACCGCGCGGGAAAAAGAGGGTTATTCCGTTATCCGTGCGCTCAATGCCTCCCTGTCACAAAACTGGAAAGCCGCGGGATTCGAGCTGGAAGTTTCCAATGCCATCGCCAAGCGTCTCGGGCGTAATCCTCAGAGCGAGCGGGGATTCTTCATTCCGACCAATATTCCCTTCGCCATGCGTGCACCTTACGCCGCTGGTGCTTCCGGTACCGGAGGCGTGCTGGTGGGGACGAACCTTTTGGCCGGTTCGTTTATAGAGGTTTTGCGCAACAAAGCCCGGGTCATGCAGATGGGAGCAACGGTTCTTTCGGGTCTCATTGGAAGCGTGGATATCCCCCGCCAATCGGGAACATCCTCGACCTACTGGACTTCAGAAACGGGAAATACTACCGAGTCCGAAGCGACGTTCGACAAGGTCTCGCTCGCGCTCAAAACCATTGGCACATACTCCCAGATCAGCCGCAACATGCTGCTTCAGTCCACCCCTGACATCGATATGATCGTGCGCGCCGATCTGATCGCGCAAATTGGCCTCGGCATCGATTTGGCCGCCCTGTCTGGCAGCGGCTCCTCTTCGCAGCCTACCGGTATCGCCAATGTGTCGGGAATTGGATCTGTCATCGGCGGCACAAATGGCGCGGCGATAACGATTGATCACTTGATCGATCTCGAAACGGCCGTCATGAATGCCAATGCGCCTGAAGAATCGCTGGGATATATGGCCAATGCGAAGACTGTGGGGGCCCTTAAGAAGCTGAAATCCACCACAGGGGAATACCTTTGGTCGGGTTCGGCAGTCGGCCAACGTAGCGGGACCCCGGGCGAGATCAATGGTTATCCCGTTGCGCGCACCAATCAAGCACGTGGAAATCTCACCAAGGGCACCGCTTCTGGTGTGTGCTCCGAGGTCTTCTTCGGTGCCTGGAATGAATTGCTGATCGGCGAATGGGGTGTGCTGGAAATCGTGCCTAATCCCTATGATACAGCGGTGTACAAGAATGGCGGGGTGCTGTTGCGCGCCCTGCAATCCATCGACATCGGCGTGCGCCACGCAGCCAGCTTCTCCACCATGTCGGACGCGCTGACCACCTAAGTCGGCCTTCATCCTTAAAACACGCGGGCCGAAAGGCCCGCTCCAATCGCTAACTTGCAAAGGAAATCAAATGACGAAATATATCGTACGCGATGGCTTTCTGGTGACCATCAAGGTAAGAGCCAATGATGGATCGTTACACGACAAAACTACCATCGGTGGGGAACCGATCGAGCTCGACGATGATGTTGCGGCTATGCACCTGCACAAATTGGAACTGGCAGATCCGAAGGCAAGAGCCGCCGCCCTAAAGGCCGAGAAAGAGAGGCAAACAGCAGCCATGGCCACATCCAACCCCGCCGCCCTGATCCAGCAGCTGGTCGCCGCGCTTGCGGTCGCGCAGCAACCGGCCGCCACTCCGCCGGCTGAGTGATGTTTGAAGAAGATCTAGACCCGTTCTTCGACCCTAGCGAGTTCGCCGACGATGTGACGTACAAAGATAATCCCATCGCCGGCATCTTCGATAACAGCTATTTCGAGGGTCAAGGAATCCAGGGGAGCCAGCCCGTATTTACCTGCCGCACGATGGACGTCCCCGCTGCACGACATGGGGACATCCTGGTCCGCGCGGGCACCACATATAAGGTGGTGGGAGTCGAGCCTGATGGTACTGGCGTTACGCTGCTGAGATTGGAGAAGCAATAATGCAGATCGATGTCCGCACTAACGTAGATAGAACCCTAGCCGGCATCGTAACGCTGCGATCGGACATAAAGAACAAGGCGACAATCCGTGCCCTGAATCTCGCCGCCACCAAAGTGAAAACGGAAGTCGGCCGCGAGATCCGCAAGATATACAACATCAGGCTGAGCGGCATCAACCAGGCAACAAAAATTCTTAAAGCGCATCCCCGCCAGGTGACACCGCGCGCTACGGTAAAAATCTCCGGCAGCAATATCGGGCTCATCGAATTTGCTGCCAGGGCCGTTAACCCCTGGAACGTGCCGGGCAGGACCAAGCGCAAGCCAGGTGGCGGCACCAGCGTACGGGTAAAGGTAGCCGGCAGCCGCCGCGTGGTAAAGCATGCATTCATCGCCACAACCAAAACCGGCTATCGCGGCGTGTTCATGCGAGAAAGCGTGCCAGGCGCACCGAAAGCCCGCGGAGGAACGCAAGCGTACAAAGACCCAATTGTTAATCTGCGCAGCATCAGCCTGCCGACAGCAGTGAGAAACAAGGCGGTAATGGATGCGGTCAAGCAGGTGGCCGGGGCGCAATTCGAAAAGGAATTCGCACGGCAACTTGAGCTTCTGGGAAGGAAATAATGGCAGACCACGTCAAAACGCAACTGCGCGCGGCTGTTGTAACACTGCTGACGGGACTCAGCCTGACCGGTCTCCGGGTATTCAAGGGAAGGGTCTATCCCGTGGAAGACGAGGAATTGCCCTGCCTCCTGATCGCTACGCCGAACGAGGAGAATGAATACCTCACGATGGGGAATCCCCGGCGAGTTCGCAACCGGATCACGCTGAGCATTAACGCTCTTGCGAAGATGAATGACGACCTGGACGATCTGCTCGACAGTATCGTCAAGGAAGTAAGAATAGCCATCGCCAATGATCCGACTATTGGCGGCTTGGCGAAAGACGCAATCATCGTCGGAACGGATACGGGCATTCACGGCGATGGGGAAAGGCCCCGAGGCATGGCCGCGATGCTATTTTCGGTGGACATTCATACGAAGGAAGACGCACCAGACATCGCCATCTAGCCTGACACTTTAGTTGCCCCCACCCCGGCCTCTCGATATTCGAAGGCCGTTTTTTTTGCCCGTCTCTGCGGGCTTTACTTTGAAAGGAAGAAACCATGTCAACACGCTCATCCGCAGGGTCGACGCTCAAAATCTCTGCTTCTACCCCAGCCACCTTTGACGCCGCCGGCTATGGCGCCCTCAGCTTTACCAATATCGGTGAAATCACTGATCTTGGAGAATTCGGCCGCGAGTATGCACTCATCACGCATAACCCCATTGGTTCCCGGGGAACAGTCAAGAAGAAAGGCTCATTCAACGAAGGCACGATGGCTCTGAAGCTGGCCTTGGACACCGACGATGCCGGGCAGATTCTGGTGAAGGCGGCCGCGCTTTCCGACAACGACTACAGCTTCGTGGTCACCACGCAAAACGGCGACAAGTATTATTTCCAGGCGCAGGTGATGAATTTCAAGGTGGGCCTCAGCACTGTCGATGCCATCACCAGCGCGAGCGTCAACCTGGAGCTGACCAGTTCATCCTCCGGCGTGGGCGTTGTCGAATCCCTGGCTGCCTGATCCGACTCATAGGAGCAAACAATGGCATCAACATTTTCAGGAAGGCTTGCGTTGAACCTGGACGCCATGCTCAACAGCGCGCTAGACGTCGGAAACGGCGAATACCGCGCGCAATGGGGATCCAGCTATGTGCTGGAAAACGGCACCGGGGCGAACCAGGCGAACGCGCTATTTACCGACACGCGCACGCTCTCAGCCTCCGCAACCGAAAACCTCGACCTTGCCGGCTCGCTGGTGGATGCCTTCGGCGCCACCATCGCATTCGACAAAATCAAGGCGCTCATCGTCAAGGCCGATGCAGCCAACGTTAACGACGTGCTGGTCGGTGGAGCTGCTTCCGCGCAGGCCTCCGCATTCTTCGGAGACGTGACCGACGTGGTCAAAGTCAAGCCCGGCGGCACTGTCGCATTTATCGCACCCGATGCGAATGGCTACGATGTGACCGCCACCACGGCCGACCTGCTGAAGATCGCCAACAGCGCAGGCAGTACGTCGGTCAGCTACACGATCATCATTATCGGCGTTGTTTAACGCCTAACCGAGCACCGGCCAGGCCCGTCTGCCCTTCGCGGGGTGAGGGGCTTGGCACGGGCATTTTTAACCCCGCGAAAGGAAAGCGAGCATGTTTGACATAAGCAAATTGGCAGTAAACGAAACCACCACCATCCATCTGCGCGGCGCGGATGACGAACTATTGTTTGCCGAGGGAGATGCCATCAAGCCGATTACCATCACTGTGTATGGTCCAGGAACCAAGGCATTCAATAAGGCGCAAGGCGCACGCAATAAGGCCGTGTTAGAGCGCTTCCAGCGCAAGGGGAAAAACAAAGCGGATACCACGCTCGAGGACAACGCGGAGTTCCTCGCCGCCGTCACGGTCAGCTTCAATAATTTCCAGTACCGCGACCTGGAAGGATACGAACAATTCAAGGCCTGCTACCTGGATACCAAGATTGGATTCATCGCCGAACAGGTCATGAAGGAACTCGGTGACTGGTCAAATTTTACGAAGGGCTCTACGAAGAGCTAAGCCTGTACATCCGGCAAACCGCTTGGCTGCAGGCGGTACCGGAAAACAAGAAAACAAAAAGGCTTTCCGCAATTGAAACGTCCGATCCCGTTTCCCGTATCGAAACCATTCGGGACAACGGCGGGGAGATCCTGCTGCCACCGGTGGACGAAGGGGAATACCTGATCGACTACCTGCTCCAAGTGGGCCCTGCCATTAGTTCTGGCATGGGCCTCGCGGTAATTAGCTTCACCGAATTACAAGCCTGGCAGGCCTGCGCAGGCATTGTCCTGCAGCCCTGGGAAGGACAGATCCTTCGCAGGCTGTCTGCGGACTATATCACCGAGAGCGTAAGAGCTGAAAAACCGGATTGTCCGCCACCTTATGGGAATCCGGAGTTGGAGTTTGACCGCGACGTCGTCGGAAAAAAAATCGCGAATGCATTGAAGGCTTTTGCGCGAGCCCAAAGGTAAGCATGAACATCGCCACGTTATCGATCGAAATACTCGCTCAGGTCACCCGGCTCGAGCAGGGTATGTCCCAGGCCAAGAATATCATCGGCCGGACGATGGGAGATATCGAGCGCTCGGTTGAGTCGGTCAACAAGGTACTCGGCCTGGTCGGCGTGGGATTGTCCGCCGGCGCAGTAGTTGCTTATGCCAACAAAGTGATCGGATCGCTCGCCGATCTGGATGACATGGCGCAGAAGACAGGATCCTCGGTCGAGAACTTATCAAAATTCCAGCAGCTATCGGTGGAGTTCGGCCATGACTTCAATCTCATGGATACGTCTCTGTCGAAGTTGGCGAAAGGCATGTCGCAGTTCGACAACAGCACGAACTATACCAACCGTGCGTTAAAGGCGCTGGGGGTAGAGTCGCGCGACGCGGCAGGCAAACTGCGTGATCCTTCCGATGTGATGATCGACATCGCCAAGCGCCTGCAAAACTACAGCGATGGGGCAGGCAAGGCCGCGCTCGTGACCGACCTTTTCGGCAAGTCCGGCGCGGACCTGCTGCCGATCCTGAATGATATGGCCGAGAATACTGACCGATATCGCGGGGTCAGCGCTGAAGCCGCTGCAGAGGCAGCGAAGGTACAGAACCAGATCGGCAATTTGAGCCGGGAAGCGGACCAGTTGGCCCAGTCCATACTGGGCAAGCTCGTCCCGGCTTTTAGCGACATTTTGAAGGCGATGACCGACGGGGCGCGCCAGGGCGGAGTCTTCCAGGGAATCTTGTCCGGTATCGGGGCGCTGACAAAGAATCTGTTCAATACCGACAGGCTGCTTCCCCAGGATCAAAAAATTGTTGCGCGGTTGCAGGAAATCCAGGGCGAGATGGATGCGATACTGGAACGGCGCAAGGCGTGGTACATGCCGTCGAATTATGCTGACAGCGAGCTGCAATCGCTGAACCTCGAAGCCGTCGCCCTACAGAAAGAACTCGCGCTCCTGCAGCAAGTAAATGAGGAGAAAGCGAAGCCGGACAAGCCGCAGCTGAAGTATCTCGGGGGAGCAGAAGGAGGGGATACAGCATCCGCCTATGAGCGCGCAAGCAAGGCTGCGGGCGACTACATCCAGCGCCTCAAGGAAGAAACCGCGAATGTTGGACTGAACACAGTCCAACTAAAACTGATGGCAGCCGCCCGGGCTGCCGCCCAGGCTCCGCTCGAAACCCAGCGCATGGCTATCATGCAGGAAGCGCAGGCCTGGGCGCTGGCGACGCAGGCGCAAGAGGCGAACGTTGCCGCGGCGAAAGCGCTGCAGGACGAAGAAAAAAAGCGCCTGGACGGTTACGCCGCCCTTGTCGCATCCGATGAAAAATCTCTGCAATCCCTGAAGGAAAAAAACGACCTGCTGCAGTACGGTGCCAGCGCCGTGCAAGAAATGGGGCAGGCCGACCTGCAGGCGGCGCTTGACCGCGCTTGGGCGGCTGACCATGTCGATCCCGAAGTGATCAGCATGCTCGAGCGGAGGATCGAGCTATCGAAGCAGATAGCTGCCGAGATGAGCCGCGGGGCGATGCTGCAAGCCGAGAAGGATGCGGCAAAAGCCGCCAGCGATGCTGCCAAGGCGTCGGACGATGAATGGAAGCGTATGTTCGGATCCGTCGAACAAACCGGCCGGATGGCATTCGTCCAACTTCTGGCCTATGGAACGGGTACGGCCAAATCCATCGGCCAGGCTATCAAGGCATCCATCATCGACATGCTCTTCCAGCTGACTGCGCGGAAGTGGATCATCAATATCGAGGCATCTTTAAGTAGCGCACTAGCCTCGGGCGCGGCCAATGCGGCCGGGGGAGCCATCGGCAACAGTTTCAGCCTGATGAACATCGCCTCCGGCGCGAAGTCGATCTTTAGCGCGTTCACGGGCGGGGCGTCAGGATTGGTCGAGGCAATCGGCACATCCGCCATCGGCCAAGCGCTCGGCCTTGGCGTTGCGGGCGGATCCGCCCTTGGCGCTGGGGTTGGCGCTGGCGCCGGAGCAGGAACGGCATTTATCGGCGGCGCAGGAACCGCTCTCGGGGGCACTGGCGCAACCGCCGCCGGGCTTTCTGGCATGGGCGGCATGCTGGCTGCTGCAGCCGGACCTGTCGCCATTGCCGCCGCAGTCGACGCGATATTTAGATTGATCGCTGGCAACAAGACGATCAAGGGAGCGGAAGCGTTGAGCTACGTTCCTGTCATTGGTCCGATCGTCAATGCGCTCTTCGGAATGGGACCGAAAAAGTTGGGCCCAGCAGAGTTGACAGGAAACTTTAGCAATACCGGTTTCAGTGGGCAGTTCGAAGCGGACTGGACGCGCAAGGGCGGGCTGTTTTCGTTTGGCAAGAAGAAAGGCCGGCGCGCACTCGGCATTTCTGCAGAGCAGGATGCTGCGTTGGATGCAATGGTCGGAGATATTTCGTCATCCTTCCTGGAACTGACAAAAATCACCGGCGATGCCGGCCGATCCCTCGATGGCTGGACGTTCCAGGTCAAGAGACAGATCGATACAGAAGAGCAGCAAGAGGCCTTGACGAAAGACCTCACCAACTCAATCGGCGAAAAGCTCATCCCTGAGCTCACGCTTATCCAGCAGAAAGGCGAAGACCTTGCGGATACGGCCGCGCGCGCAAGCGGCGAGTTCAAGCTGATGAATTCCGTGCTCGATATCACCGGAATGACGTTGAACAAAACAGGCCTGGCGTCCCTTGGAATGCGTGACCAGATCGTCCTGCTCCTCGGTGGCCTGCAGAATGCAGGGAGCGTACTTCAGTCGTTCTTCGATAATTTCTACAGCGACGCGGAACGCACGGCCAGCGCCGGCCGGATCATGACGGACGAACTTAACAAGCTTGGCATAACCACGCTTCCGACCACCAAAGAGCAGTTCAGGGATCTAGTGGAGGCACAGGACTTGAATACAGACGCCGGCCAGAAGATGTTCGCCGCCCTTATCCAGCTGGCCCCTGCCTTTGCATCGATCACCGACGCCATCAGCAAGGCAGCGGATGACGCAGTGGCCGAAGCAAAGCGGATAGCCGATTCGATACAGCTTCTGACCACAGATTCATTTGAGACCCTCTTCGAGTATACGAAATACATTCGTCTAGCTGCCAATGCCGGCGTGACGGCAGCGCAGCCTGCCGGTCCGGTATTCCAACCAGGAGGGCAAGTCTACCTGCCGGGATTCGCAATAGGAACGAACGAGGTCCCGCGGGACATGACCGCCAGAATTCACAAAGGCGAGCGGATCATACCTGCCGCGGACAATCGCGAGCTGATGCGCAGGCTGAGCAGCCCGAACGCTGCCAATGATGCGCTCGTTGAGGAGATCCGGCAGTTGCGGGCGGAACTGAAAGCGGCTCATCTGGCCATTGCGAAGAACACGAGCAAAACCGCGAAGATCCTGGATACATGGGACGGGAATGGACAGCCTCCGGAGCGGGACGCATGAAAATAGTAGTCCCGATCAGTATCAACGACGCGGCGTTGCTTTCCACGAATGTCTCGGAAACGCTGTATCCGCCTTATGACGCCGGTTATGTCTTTGCAAAGGGAGATCGGGTATCGGTAATCGGGCCGAACCTGCACCAAGTCTATGAATCGCTGGTCGACAGCAATGTCGGGAATACGCCCGCTACTTCACCGACGAAGTGGATATATGTCAGCGTGACGAATCCATGGTTGATGTTCGATGGTTCGGTAACTTCGCAGACCGAGAACGCGGACAGTATCGATGTTTCGATCCAGACGCACGGCCGTAATCCCTGCCTTACGCTGCTCAATCTGAATGCCGCTGAAGCCCGGGTCCAGATGATCGATGATCTGGACGGAACGGTATACGACAAGACGCATAGCCTTGTTTCAGATTCCGGTATTGACGACTGGTACTCGTACTTCTTTGAGCCAGTCGTCAGGTTGCAGGATTTGACTGTCCTCGACATGCCTGCCTACGCCTCTTCCATCGTGAATGTGCAGCTCAACGCCCCCGGCGAGCAGGTAAAGTGCGGCGCCCTTCTGCTCGGTCCATTTACCGATGTGGGCGATACCGAGTACGGGGCGACGGTTGGCATTCAGGACTTCTCGGTCAAGCAGCCGGACGACTTCGGGAATTACTTCATCGTACAGCGGGCCTTCCGAAAGCGTGCAGCTTTTACTGTGGTCATCGATGCGGTTCGAGTGGACACGCTTGAGCAGTTGCTGGCGTCTCTGCGAGCGACACCCACCATTTATATCGGCTCGGACTTGTATGCATCAACTGCGGTTTACGGATTCTTTAAGGATTTCACTATTGAGATTGCCTACGCGCGAGAGTCTGTGTGCACTCTCGAAATCGAGGGACTGACGTGAGTGGATATTTTGAGCCCGAGTATATCGAGGAAGATTATTTTGAGGAAGAATTCATGGCTGTAACTCCGTTGCCTGATCCGCCCCTGCGTTCAGACGAACCGGCGCTTTTCATTGAAAAGGCCAACTTATTCCTTGGTGCGCTGCCGCAGTTTGCGAACGAGTTGGATGCCGTCACCACGGCGATGAATAACAACAGTACCAACTCCACCAGCACCACGTCGAACACGATCGCGAGTTCGGGCAATAAAACTTTCACGGTCGATACTGGGAAGAGCTACCTGCCTGGGCAGACGGTAAAGGCAGCCTCGACTCTGGATGGCACTATCTGGATGCAGGGCGAAGTCATCGCCTATAACCCCGCGACTGGCTTGCTGACTATCACCATGAATGCCAGCCAAGGGTCTGGAACAATCGCGGATTGGACGCTTTCAATGGCTACTTCCATCGCGAACCCGACCGGATCACTGGCAAACGATTTCTCGGTCAAGTCCTTAACGCACGCGATAGGCGCTGACATTGCGTCTGCTTCGACAATCGACCTGTCAGCCGCAACCGGTAATCTGGTTCATATTACCGGCAACGCAACAATCACGGGCGTGACAATGACCCCTGGTAAAGATGTGTGGGCGACCATCGACGGAAATCCACAGTTCAACTATCACGCTACCAACCTCAAGCTTAATTCAGGTGGGGCGAACGTCACGGCGGCCGCTGGCGATCGTGCATTCTTCACCTTCGACGGCACGACGGTCACAGTCATTCTCTTCCGGCAGAATGGGAAAGCGATTGTGGAAACCACGCCACCGGCCGGCGCTCCCGTTGGATCTGGACTGATCTACTTCGGCTCATCTGCTCCCGCTGATTACCTTGCTTGCCCGACGACATTAACCTACGTCAATCGCACTACTTATGCTGCTCTATTCGCAGCGATAGGCACTACGTGGGATCCGACCGCTGTTGCTCCTAACTTCGCCCTGCCTTGGTTTCCCGCGGACTATGCAATGCTGCAAGCCAATGCGAGCGGAGGGAAACCAGTGGGTTCGGCCTTCACCGGCGAGGTGAAGGCACACGCACATTCGTACGATGTGTATACCCTAGCCCTGCCGGGAACGGGCACGGGTGGCAACAGCCCACAATCTAATACCACACCGTCGACGACCGGCTCCACCGGAGGTGCGGCCAATCTTGCCGCCGGGCATCGCGTTCTGCTCTGCGTCAAATACCGATGAGGCAACGATGAAAAAGACCGTTTATTTATATGATCCGATAACGCTGGCGCCGATTGCAGCTTATGACGCACAGGAGAGTCCACTGGAACCCGGCGTCTTCATTACCCCGGTTTACTCTGTTGACACGCCGCCTCCAGTTGCCGGTCCAAATCAACGCATCTTTTTCGATGGGGTGTCGGGCTGGGTCGTGAAAGATCTTCCGGTCCCGACAGAGGCCGAGCAATTGGAGGCCCAGGTCGCAAGTTACCGGCTTGCAGTACGCCAACACATGAGCGCGGTGGCGAAGGCCTCGCCGGAGCATTTCAATAGTATCAGCGAGGCGAAAAGCTTTACCGGCATAGATAACCCCTACCGCGCGGTTTCCGAGGCGTTCACGATCTGGGCCGCCCAAGTGCAGACGTCTGCAAACGTCACGCTCGATGCTGTGCTTAATGGCGAGGCGCCGCTGCCGGCATTGGACACGCTGATCGCATCACTACCGGTATGGGTGCATCCATAAAATGGCGATCATAACGTTACGCAAGGTCAAGGGTTCTAAGCTCAACTCAACCGAAGGTGATGCCAACTTCAATAATCTGAACGTTGAGGTCATGGCGGCCACCGCAAATGTGCTGAAGGTCAATGCGAACTTGAGTTCGTTTGGTGTACTGGATGCGACGGGCAAGCTTGTGCGGAAAAGCTTCACGCCCAAAGACCTCACCAAGTCGTACGGGACGCTGATCACCGCCTGGGCGGGTGCAACATACGCGAATGGCGGGCTGCAGATTGATTCCGAGGCTTGCCCTGATAGCGCGGCCTATTCGTACGTTCTTGCCAAATTGCCGGGGAAAGATACCGATCCGGTAGCGACTGTGACCGTCACGGGTCTGAGCATCGTCTGCAATACTGTGAACGACATAGTTGTGTGGGCCAAGTCGAGCGAGCGTGCCGGGGACGTGATTACGACCGCCATGCCGTTACAGGTGTATCTCGGAGTCGGCGGATTCACCAAGAATGCGAACATCACAGCGCTAGTCCCAGCGGATGGCCTGTGGCATCCGCTTCTGCTGAACAAATTCAATTTCACACAGGCCGGTGGCTTCCTGTTCACAAGCTCGGATGTGATCACCCAGATTCGGATCAAGCCAATTGACGTAGCCCAGGATGCAGCATACGGCTACGACACCCCGAAGGCGACTGGTAACGAAAGCATCACTCTTGGCCCGGTTCGGTACAACCCGACAAGCCGCGCCAAATTTATGATCCGCTTCGACGACTCTATTGGCGATCTTGCGCAGCCCGTAGTCACCAGCACTTTTTCTCTTCCGGACGGCACAACAGCACCTGCTGCCGGCTGGTCTGCCCTTACCCTGCTTAATCACTACGGGTTCCGCGCGAGTTGCTTTCATCTGCCCAGGAGGATAGGAACTTCAAACAGTATAGTTACGCACGCTACCTGGGATGACCTGAAAGTCCTTGCAAATGCCGGATGGGATAACTGTTTTCAAAGTTACTTCGACCCGGCGAATAGCAGTTTTAATGACGGAATCCGGCTTCTTGGCCCGGACGGGTATGCGGCAAGGACGGTGGCGTCAGTTAACACGACGTCCAACACAATAACAGCGTCTGCGGTTCACGGAATATTTACACTGGGCGGGTATGCAGGGTATCCCATCGTATTCTCCGGGACCAGCCTTCCCGCGCCGCTTGTTACCGGGAAAGTCTATTGGGCGGTGGCCACGACCACGACCGCATTTGCGCTCTATCCGACAGAAGTAGACGCAATCAACAATACCAATGTAATTGATATAACGACCACGGGAACAGCGGCGAACTTCACATTCCGATACGGCTTCGCTCGGAACGACTATACGCGTTACGCGGAAGATATCGAGCTGGGCCGGCGGCTTTTGATCGACAATGGCTACGAGGAAGAATCGAAGTACTGGGCGGTGAATCAAGGCGCAACCGACGGCGAAGTGATGAAAGCGGCGGTGGCTGCCGGTATCAAAGCCGTGTTTGGTATCTACAAGGGCGCTACTCCGAGTTTCTTTTTCGGTCAGTACCCGCACACCGAGAATAACGGTACGAATCCGGCGCTGGACTGGAAGGCCATCATGAAAATTGTGGGTGGCATTCAAACCGATGCTGGCAGCGGAGTGGTAACGGCGACCGATGCGCGCAATTATGTTGACAGCGTGGTCGCCGCAGGAGGCTGGGGGCAAAACTATCACCACCGGATCACGAATTTAAATGGACCTGTGCTTGCCGCCCTGCTGGATCAACTCAAGATCAAATCCGATGCAGGGCTCATTGACGTCGTGACCGCAACAGAACTGCCACTTTAAAAACTCAGGAATTCAGATGGCCGCCTCGAGCGGCTTTTTTTACGCCCAGGGGAATCATGCCAATTGATGTGTGGATGTGGATCGGGGGCCAGCTCATAGCGGGCGCGGCAATTTGGGGCGGGATTAGAGCAGATATCCGCGCAATGCATACGAGGATAGAAGACGCAAAGAAAACGGCTACTGAGGCCCATAACCGCATCGACAGGATACTCGAACGAGGAGGAGGTCACTGATGACACCTATCGCTTTTATCGCCGCGATCCGCCCTGGTGCGGACTGCTGCGAGATCGAAAAAGGAATCCCTTCTGGCTTCAGCGTTGCCCAGGCCGCGCTCGAGTCAGGATGGGGAACGTCTGGGCTCAGCGTCAAAGCAAAGAACCTTTTCGGGGTGAAAGCCGACAAGTCCTGGCCCGGCCCCACTATCACCATGATGACCAGTGAGCACATCAACGGCGAGTGGGTGCGCGTTCCGGCGAGGTGGCGGGCATACGAAACGTGGGAAGAATGCATCCTGGACCACGCGGAATTCTTCCACGTGAATCCGCGCTACAGCAAGGCGCTGGAATACCCTCATGATGCAGTACGGTTCGCCGAAGAGGTAGCGGCCGCCGGTTACGCAACGGATCCTGAATATGCAGAAAAACTTATCCGGATAATCCAAAGCCACAAATTATGAAACCGATAGACTTCGACTGGAAGCAGGGGACCACGTCGATAGTTTGGGAAACTCCTACATGTGGAATCGTCCGCTTCCACGTGCAAGGAGATATGGATGAACGCCCTAAGTACAGGGGCGTTGTTT